GAACGAACTCAAAAATATTGAAGTCGGAATTTATAGGTATTAAGGATAAAAATGATAGTAAGTAAGTTAGACGTAATGGAAAAAATTGTTAAAAAGAATTATAATCTTCTCTGGGATGGCTGGAATATTTTAGATCTTAAGAAATCAGAAATGGCTCGCACATCTCCGCAGGGTATTAGAATTAATGGTCAATGGTATCTACATAAAATTTATAAAGTAGATGAAAAAGGCTGGGATATTCCAAATAAGTATAAGGAGTAATCCTTGAAGCAGCATTTATGGAAAGATGAAGCAAAATGTTTAGGCTTAGATACTAATCTATACTTTGATAAATATGAAGATGATATTGATCTAAGATCCAATATAGATAATTTCTGCGCCTCTTGTCCCGTTGCAAAAATATGTTTTGCTAACGGAGTATCTGGTAAAGAGTGGGGCGTATGGGGTGGTGTATACTTAGAAGGTGGAGAAGTATCAAAAGAATTTAATAAACATAAAAATAAAAATCAATGGGGTAAAATATGGCAAGCGCTAACGATGGAAACGAATTAACATCTTTTGAAGATGTTTGTTCTATCCTTGCTGAATTGTGGATAAACCATAAACATGAAAAAACATTTGAGGATTTTATTTCTTATAATGATTTAGGTTTGCCACTTGCTTTTTTAATTGATTCTGAATTAGTAACACATACAGAAATTGCAAAAGGTTATATTGAAGAAACTTGGAGAATTTTGTTATCCTCTCTTGAGATTAAAGAAGATTCAGGTTTTACTTGCCTTGAAGATATATTTCGTTATTCTGAAGGCGAGCAAGAATAATGTATACAAATGAGATGCGTAGGGCAGTACATTCAATTATTCCTCCAAAAGATTTTGGAATTAATATAATTGATAATGAGCAATTCTTAACTGTTAAACTTAATGAACATGATTTTATTCATATGGTACATGACGAAAAGATTAAAGCTATTCAGTATGTAGCAAAAATAAAAGAAGTTCTTGAACAAAACGGAGCAATTGTTTTAGTAACCAGAGAGGTAGTAAAGTAATGAATATTTCTACTATCATTATTTCAACATGTTTATTTTCAGTAAGCGTTGCATATTTAACTTTATCTTATAACTTTGTTAAAATCCGCAAACAATATGAAAAATTATTTATTGACATGCTTGTCCTTGAAAAATATGTTAACGAAATTGAAGATTCTCAAATTAAAGGTGACGATAATGTTCATAAAGAAAACTTTGTTAAGTTCCTTTCTGACTCTCGTGACTGGGCATATCAATACATTGAAGATGTTCAAGAAGGTTTATCTAAATTTGTTGACGATGTAGATTCTTATATTAGTCATTTTGATGATTACGGAGACACTATCTCGGTTGAAAGACCAGATTATTCAGCCATGGTTCAAATATCTAAATCCTATAAAGATCTTATAAAATTATTGCCAGCAGAGGAAATAAAATGAAAGATGTTATACTATCAACACTAACAGGTTTTGGATGCGGTGTCGTGTTTGCAGCATTCAAATTGCCAGTACCAGCACCACCAGTTTTTGCGGGAGTCGCAGGAATCATTGGTCTATGGATTGGTTTTACAATATTAACACGAGCTATATCCTAGGAGGAAAAAATGAACGAACAAATTAAAAAGGCACTTGCCTCATACGCAAGATCAGCAATTGGTGCAGCTACAGCAATGTATGCTGCTGGAATCACTGATCCAGAAACACTTGTATACTCACTACTTGGTGCAATCGTGCCAGTAGCAATGAGAGCAATCAATCCAGCAGACGCGGCTTTTGGTCGCCTGCCAGATATGAAAGCCGTAGATAAGGCTCTGAAGGCTGCTAAGGTAGTCAAGAAGCCAACAGCTAGAAAAGCTACAGCAAAGAAGTAATTCTTTAGGGAGGGATATGTCTAATTGGCCTATCCCTCTCTTTCTTTAATACTATGACATATATGTATCAAAAACAAACTAAGGGTAAATCTAACACAGCACTAATCATGTGTACATTTCGCAGACTCACAAACATTCCTAAAACTTTAAAAAGATTAAAAGATCAAACAAATAAAGATTTTGACTTTTATATATGCAATAATTCAGAAGACCAAGACAATAAATTAATATCATACTTTAAAAAATATGAAAATGATTTACAGTTTAATTTTTATATAAAAAAATATAATAATATATATAAAATGTTTTCAAGGTTTTATCTTGCTAGAGACTTAGCTCATCAAGGATATGAGCGTGTAATTTTTATTGATGATGATCAGATGTTGCCAATATCTTTTATTCAAGATTGTTACAATCAATATGATGAAAAATCTATCAAATCATTTTACGCACATAAATTTGATGACGATTACTGGGACAAGGTAAGACTTGTTGACGGAGAAGAAGGCAACTATGCTGGCACTGGTGGACTTATTTGTTCTGCTAAAATATTTTTAGATGATAAGTTTTTTGAATGTCCAAAAGAATATCATATTATTGATGACTTATGGTTATCTCATTATATTTTAAAATATACAGACTATAAAATAAAACTATTAAAAACAGACATTCAGTTTATCTATGACGATAAAGCAACATTTGTTGGCTTAGAAGATTTAAAAAGAAATTTTTCAACTAATAATATTATTAATAACGTTTAGGTATTGCTGTTTAAGAATATTTGCATTAAAGTTATTAATTGCTATATCAAATGCCTCTTGTTTTAAATCTTTTTTATTTTCTAGCTTAATATAACTATCAATCATGTTTGCAAGTTTTTTAGTGTCTGCCTCGTAAACATCAAGGGTCATTCTGGTTAAAAGCCTATCAATGTTTTTTGATTCAACTAACCATTTATTGGGCAAAACAGCATTATTTGGGGATATATCAGTCATAAACACTGGCAAACCACTCATAAGAGATTCGTTCATGGGTAAACAAAGTCCAGCATATCTTCTTGGAAGAACCATAGCATCAAAACCACTATAAAGATCTGCACTATTTTCAGGACTAGACATGTCAATAGTTAGTCTAGGGTCTTTGCAGTCTGTTTCAATCGGTGTTTGACTTTTAATAACTAATTCATAGTTTTCTTTTGAGTAATTAAGCATATCAATTACAGTACTGGTACCGTTCCTATCTTTTGATGCAAACTTTCCAGCAATATGCAGGATCCTGTTATGATTTTTAGACATATTTATTTCTTTTTGTTTAGAAAATACAGATGGTTCAATTGGTGGTGGAATGTGAATGACCTGTGTTAAATGACCAAGAACTTTTCTTACGTGATCAATTTTCCATTCACTAGGTGATAATAAAACATTAGGTATCCTCTGTTCTGGATTAATAACTAAATCTAAAAACTCATAATTGTATTGCAAAATTGTTTTTACTCCTCTTTTTTCAGCAAGTCGTAAAAATAAATCGCTGTAAAAAGATTCACAAGTTAAAACAACGTCAAGTTCATGAAGGAATTCTACTATTTCTTCTTTTTTAGCAAAACCATATTTTGTAGTTATGCAATTATACCCAGAGTACCACTCTGGATGTTGTTTATTTTCATTAAATGGTGTAGAGTCAATAAGCAATATTTTATTAGGGTTAAGCATATTGACTATATTCCTAGTTTGATTACCGAGACCAGTATTATCAGATCTTGCAATGATCCCTAATCTCATTCTGTATACCCCCAGGCTTCATCATCTACTGTAAATTTTTGTGTACCCTGGCGACCATCTAAATGGTATGAGCGCTTAATGTTTCCTTCTGGATGATATATCCAAAGTTTATGTTTGTTCCAACCTATTTGATCAAACTCACCATAAGGCAAAATATCGTCTTGAATCTTGCCGTGAAACCTATCTTCAATAAAAGTTTTGTCATCAGAGAAAGGAAGAACAACATCTTTGTAATATTTAACTGTGCTTAAGTGTGGACGCTGACTCCACTGAGCAGTTCTCATAAAACCATTCTCAAGTCCAAACATTAAATGTTTGTGTGGTTTTGGTATAGAGGCTTCAAAGTGAAACCTAATAGTGTTAGCCTTTTCATATTCAAGCATATCTAAACACTCTTGCCAATCAATTTCACAGTCTGGAGTAATTGGTGCATCTCCTTCAACATAAAGTATTACCGCAGTATCAATAATATCAATTGTTTTTTTCATCATTGTTGTTTGGTGGCTATGCTCATCAAAAATTATTGGTAAAACATTTTTCCATTGATGCAAACATTTCCACAGAACTCTATTTTTATATTCATCGTAATTTGTTTTGTGGGATAAGCGCTCTTCACGCAGACCATCCATTTGCAAGATAATCTCATTGTTAGGGAAGTGCACCCTTATTGTGGAAATTGTCTCATCAATGATTGCAGTATCTGGGTGGCTTGGCAGAACAGAGGTAGCAACAACGATAGTTACATCATTTTTATTCATACAGATCCTTCATTACTTTAATAGAAAAATCTCTTTTATATTTAATCCACCAACACACAACCTGATGCATATTATTTGGGTAATTATTAATAAGATTAGGAAGCATTTCTTGCAGTTGGTTCCAGTTTTTAACTTTTTCAATTGGAATTCCTGCGGGATAAACATAGTTAAAATAATCAATCATTTCACCTTTAGAATCAACACGATCACCAATAGGCAAAGCCAACATTTCAATAGCCTCAAAGAATCTAAAGGTGTCTATAACTTGGGCACCAGCAGGGGCTGGAACAACCTTAGCCTTTGATAGAGTCTTGTAGTAGTCTTTAGGCTGCTCGCCCTGTGCAAAGCCCTCTGTGGGCCTATAAAGGGCATTAGGAAGGTTTGGCATGACTTCGGACAACTGCTTTCTACGCTGATGAGTTATCTGTCCACCAAAATAAATATCATATTCTTTAACAGGATAATCAGGCAAGTTAGACTTTAAATGTTGGGGCACACCAATAAAAAACTTATTATATTTTTCATGTTTTTTGTGTGCATAGTGAATCCAAATAGATATATTAGGATGATCAATTTTATCTACATCAAAAAATGCACATTCATCACCAGTAATAAATAGAACAGCCCTATCAAGGTTTTTTAATTGTTTGGATATTGCATCTTCTTTTCCAGCATTACCTTGTCCAGGAATAACAACAAACCCACGATCTGCTTTTGGTATTTCTTTTACAACTATCTGACTAACATTATTTTTTTCAAATGTTTCTTTAAGTAATCCATAGTCCCATTTGCCATCCGCAGCATCAAGCGGATCAATAGAATATATGTATGCATTAGTCATTTTGTAGCCCTAACAAACATCCACTCAGGATGCATATGATCTGTAAAGATTAAGTTTTTAAATCCTGCACTACTCAGCATTTTTTCAATTTCAAACCTTGATGTTTGATAAGAGTATGGAGAGTTCTCTTCCCCAACAACAAACTGAAAGAATAAAATACCATCAACTTTTAATTTTTCATAAGCAAGTTTTATGTAGTTAATCTTTTCTTGGTGTTCAATATGTTGAAAGACTAACATTGAATATACAAGATCAAGGTTGTCTGCAAGTTCTTGATACTTTATATTATCTCTTTTAGGTGCAAGGTTTATCATTTCATCAGATATGTCTATCCCATAAAAGTTACACTCTTTGTGCATATCTGCAAAAGGAACTAGCAGTCTGCCTATTCCGCAACCAATTTCTAAAACACTATTCCATTCGTGATTATTATTTTTTATAAGATCCAAAAATGTTTCCGTAGTTGCCCACTCATCTGCAATATACTTATACCTTACATCTGGATCTTTAGCAGCGTTATCCCAAAAAGTTTTAGCATGATTCATAATAAAGATGCACCTCATGCTGATAGTCTAAAATTATTTCAATATATCCTAATCCCTTGATCCACTGTCTAAGATTATATAAAGATTCATCCCATTGCTGTAACATAAACTCAGGGTGTCCAGATAGCCAGATCTTTGGTTTGTGTTCTCTAAGCACCCTCTCAGCCCCTCCTAGAACCCTCCATTCACTACCTTCTACGTCCAATGAAATGGCGGTAGGTGGCTTAATACCATGGTCATAAACACAAGAATCTATTGTGATCTGACCATAGGTATCTCCTTCAAGATATAACTCTTTAAAGCCATGTGCTGCTTCAATTACATCGTTAACCTCTGGAGGCCATTCATTGTAATATATTCTAGAAAGTTTATTTATCTTGTCAGATGCGAATCCAGGAATACATACCATAGGAAGTTCTAGGTTGTTTGCTGTCCAAGTTGCAGGAAAGTGTGACCAAACTTTAGGATTTGGCTCAAACAATACTACTTCTGCTCCCCACATTTGACACAGTGCTGGGAACTCTCCTTCTTCTGCACCAACATAATAAACAATATCACCATTGCCAAGATTATCATGCATTGACTTTAGTCTAGGCTTCTCCCAACCACTTGGCAGATACCACTCTGGTCTATCTGCACGATGCTTAGGCAAGATCATTTCAAACTCTCCGTTTAAAACTGCTTTAACCATTTCTGTCATTTTTGTATCCATTCCATAAGGGATACTTTTGGCATCCAACCAGTTAAATCTTTAAACTTTTGATTTGATGCAAGAGTTTCTTGCACTTCCCCAATTCTTGACGGGATAAACTTAACATCATTTGAAATCATATTAGCAATATCAATTATAGAATAGTTACTTCCATACCCAATGTTATATACCTCACCAAAGCCATGACTTGCTTCAGATGCAAGTATGTTTGCTTCTACCACATCAGAGATATGCGTAAAGTCTCTGCGCTGAGATCCATCTCCAACAACTGTTAATGGCTTTCCTTCGTGGCATTGTTTTAAAAATAGTCCTATTACTGGCGCATACTGACCTTTAAGTGGCTGCCTATCTCCATAAACATTAAAATATCTAAGTGATATAGTCTCAAGACCATAAAGATTATAGTAAACTCTTGCAAGGTTTTCACCAAAAACTTTGGCAGCAGAGTATGGGGTCAATGGATCAGGTGATTGTGTTTCTTGGTTTGGAAGTAGGGCTTTTTTCCCATAAGAAGAAGATGTGCTTGAATAGATTAATCTATCTACATTATTGACCCTACAAAGTTCAAGAACATTGGCTGTTCCCACTGCGTTTGATTGAATAGATTTTTTAGGATTTAGTATTGCTGGCTGTATTCTTGCATCAGATGCAACGTGAAATACGCAATCAATATCTTTAAAGAGTGGGGCAATCAGATCATAATCACAAATGTCATACTTATAGTTTTGTGCTCTATCATTCCAATAGAACCGCTCATGACATTCTGCAGACTCATCATCAATACAAACAACATCGTGACCAATACTAATTAACTTATCAACAAGGTTGGATCCAATAAATCCCGCTCCTCCAGTTACTAAGCAATTCATTTGATGCCCAGTTCTTTTAAAATTGTAGTCCATCTGTGCACATAGGTATGATCAGTCTTTGTCCTGTTGTGTCCAGCCATACGAATATTTTCTCGTTCTTCATCATTCTCAAGATAATAATTAATCTTTTCATCTAAGTCTTTTAGGTTACCGTGATCATATAAAACAATCTCTTTATCTGTAAACAAGTCTTCAAGGCCTTTAATACGAGGGTAGATAGTAAAACCACCACGACCAGTACTCTCAAACATTCTATCACTTGTATAGTAAGGATAATTAAACCCAATGTTAAGGCTATCACCAATTGCTATCTTGCTGCGAGCATAAATTTTATTTAATGTATCCCCACGAATTGTACCTGTATCTCCATCTCCACCTACGTGAAGAAAACGTTTGCCATACACTGATCTTAAGTGGTTTATTAATTCTGGGCGGTATGGGTACTCATGATGATACCCTTTACTTCCAACAAAGATAACATCATAATCAAAGGTATTGTCGTAGGCTGGATGAACATAACATTCTTTATCATATACCCCAGCAGGCAGAAAGTGGCCTTTTACTTCTGTATTTTCGTTAAACCAATCAGTCATTAGTTTATCTGTGGCAAAGAAATGTCCGATGGTCTTATAGAATGGATCTTCTTCAAGGTCTTTTTGACGCTCAATTCCAAACCATAAATCCAGATGATAGGTCATTGTTGGAATGTTTGCTTCTTTTAGTTTGATTAAAACATCTTCCATACCAATATTTCCTGGAGTATTCCAGCCATGCGTATGCACCCAGATAAATAGATCGCTATCTAAGGACTCCCCAAGGATATGCTGGCTTTTTGCCTCACGTTCCTGCATTTTAACGACGGTATGTCCAAGGGATTCCAAAGACTTTACGTGATGATTCTCACTACTATAGTCCACACCAAAGTTACCTAAGAAAACAATTTTAGCCAAAATGCACCCCTTTTATAATAATTGTACCACAATCTGTAGTATAATATTAGGATGGCTGATACATATACCCCGAACTCTGGCATGAAGTCTGCTGCCCGACGTGCATTAAAATGGAAAGAAGAAGGCAAGGCAACTGGTGCTGGAACACCTGTAGGTTGGGGCAGAGCAACAGATATCGTTAATGGATCTGCAATGTCACTTGACACAGTTAAAAGAATGTACTCATTTTTTTCAAGGCATGAAGTAGATAAAAAAGGAAAAGACTTTTACAATACATCTAATCCATCTAATGGTCGTATCATGTGGGATGCTTGGGGCGGAGATGCAGGGTTCTCTTGGTCAAGAGCAATTGTAAATAGGATGAAAGAATCATCAGATATCTTTATGGATTTTGGTAAGTTTATTGGTGGTGCAGAAATGCTCACAACAATTTTTGCTATAGAAAAAAATGAGCACATGATTAAAGAAGGCGACTTTGTAATGGGAAGTACCTCTGAAGGTATTATTCATGGCATGGTTGAACATATTATGACTGAAGGTGGAGTCTACGGAGTTCCTGGAACTGAGTATGCTATTCAATCTATGCCTCCAGAAAATCCAGCCATGGCTGTTAGAATTTACGAAGAAGAAGACGGTATGTGGGAACCAACGGCATACAGTATTGGGATGATGTATAAAGATGCTGAACTCGTTGATATGAATAGCCACACAATGGAATACGAAGATGAAGAAGATACGGATTCAGAAGTTAGCATGGCAATGTATGATGCACAAATGGGCAAGGCAGCAAAACCTAACTACGCAAACATTATTAAACCACGTAAAGGTGAGCCAAAAGACAAAGAATTATATGCAAGAGTAAAAGCTGCAGCAAAAGCAAAGTTTGAAGTATATCCATCAGCAGTTGCAAATGCTTGGGTAGTTGCTGAATACAAACGCCGTGGTGGTAAGTACTAAAAGTACAGCAGGTAGGACTTGAACCTACGATTACCGAATCATGAGTTCGGGGCTTTGACCAACTAAGCTACTGCTGCTTGGTTTTAGGTTTTAAATTAGCCATTACTATCTTCAAACACTTCATTTTTACCTTGCACAATTGAACGGCATGCATCAAAAGCTTTACGAGTCCTGCGACTCTTTAAAAACCCTTTACGTTCCCAAATTTGCTGGGTAAATAAAATATCTTGATCCATCTGAGTTCTAATTTCTTTAACAGTAGTAACAATAAGATCCATAATGTTATTCTTTTGTTTATCCGTTAATTCATCTGTCCAATCAGACATCTTTTCTCCAATGTATAAATGATTTAATATATACCGCAGCATATGCTACAGCCATAAAAATAAATCCATATTGTTTTGTACTAAGGGCATAGGCAATCCAAAGGCATTCATTAGCGCAAAGAATAAGCCATCCCCATACGGTCTTACGACCAACAAGAAATATCCCCAAAATGCCTATACAGGCTAATACCCACGACCACATGATATAAGTGTATCAGAGGTTGGGAGGTTTGTCAATATTGATCTACTGCATCATCTATATCCCTAAACAGGGGTATAAGACTGCTTACAAATGTATCCAATTATTTATTTAGTATTTGACAATACGAACAACGCCAGGAGCACCCGCACCACCAGTAGTATTAGTAATACCAGAACCACCACCACCGCCACCGCCGTAGTTTGTTCCTCCACCACCTAAACCACCAGCAGCAGTTGCTGCGGCGACTGCGCCGTATATTGCACGTTTCATGAAATTATCGTTCCGAAAGCCTGATAGTTGGCGGGAACTGATGGTGAAGGGGCAGTAAATTGTGTTCCGACACCTGATGCGTCTGACCAAGGAAAAGCATTTCCGCCACCCATAGTCATAATGGAATCTCCTACATTCCAATGAGAAAATTCCAAACCGCTCAAACTTGTTGTGTAAGCGGTTCCGTATCCTGCTGACGACCAAGCATATATCTTGGGACCAAGAACATTGTATTGAACTCCCAAAGCGGTTCCTGCACGATTCCAACCTGCGCCTTTTGAAGCAGTAGCACCTGTTACGGTTGGAGAACTAATTGCGCTTCCAAATCCTGATGAGTTTGACCAAGCATAAACTTGACTATATGGTGCGCCAGATGAACCATCAGCACTTACAACAACATAAGTATCTTGATAATTTATATTTGCTAGATGAGTCACGTCAAAAAAAGTATTTGGCGGACCAGCCATTCTAGTTCCATATCCACTTGCACTCCACGGCCAACTAAAAATTGACCTTGTACCTACAACATCTTTACTTGCACCAGAAATCAATACAGTTCCTGAATGACTAAATACCACGCTAGTAGAAACACCACCATCAAGTGGTCCATATGTTCCCGCAGGGTCAGCGTATTTACTTCCCATTCCTGCACTTGTATATGTATAAGTTCTTGGAGAACTAACACCTGAATAAGGGTCAAAACTTGACATTGAAAAATAAGCAGAATTGTCGCTAAACGTTGTTACTCTGTTTCTGTATGTTGCGGCATCTGTTCCAAGAGCAAGTTGAGAACCCCAACCACCGCCAGAAGTAAAAGACCAATTCAAAACAGAGTTAGGTTGATTAGTACTACCAGACGCAATGTATTTGAAATCTGGCGTAGAACTCAAATTAGTCCCGTTACCAACAAAAGGACTCCATGAAGCATTGGTATATTTAGTACCAAAACCTGCACTTGCTGTCAAAGGGTATATGTTTGCGGCTACTGCATTGGCTGCGCTTTGATACGCATATCCTACTAAACCTAAACTACGAGGTATACTAGAAAGTGCTGAAGCCATAATTCCTAGCATTGGCATTAGGCAAGGTCTCCAAAAACAATCCAAGAGTCGGCTGCAATTTTCTTGCAAGTTGCACCAGAGTTGGCTACACGAAGTTTAGGTGTGGCACTAGTAGCACCAGTTGAAATAACAGTTGTTGTGCCTGGAGTTGCTGCACCAATAGTAGGTTGACCTGCACCAGTTGTCCAAAAGACTGTAAACTCAGTACCAACTGCAAAGTTGAACGTAGCATCGGTAGGAATGTTGAACTGCACAGATGCAGCGTTGTTCATTGAGAAGATGTTACCTTCATCGCCAGATGCAAATGTATATGCAGCAGTCTTAGCACTATAAGTGCTAGAGATTTTAGGTGAACTAATAATAGGTGTTGCAAGAGTTGGAGAGGTGTTAAGTACAGTTGATCCTGTACCTGTTTGATTTAGTGGAAAAAAGTTTTGAGCCATTAATTACTCCTAAATTAGATAATAACATTATATCATTTATTTAGAAGAATTGAGAGGCATTACCGTTTCGCAAGGGCATATAATTGATTCTGGTAACTCATGAACCTTAGTAGTAATAACTATAGAGGTTTTGCAATCTGGACATTTATAAGTGTTTTTCATATACTTAGTATAGCAAACTTTGGGTTTGGCTGCAAGTGTGGTATGATTAAATTATATGTACAAAATGTAGTTCCCCATTGATCCCGATAGTCTATGGTCAGGTTAATCCTATCCTATTAGATATGGAAAAATCTGGTCGTGTCATTATTGGTGACGACAGGGCTATTGACAAACCAATCTATTATATTAAATAAATATTGTATAGCCTATGGAGTCATTGTTGCAAGAATTGATTTTGACTTGAACCACTCAATTGTTTCTGTGCGGACAAGGTATTGCATACGATCATGCAATTGCAATTCTGCTAGGCGCTCAATACGCTCTAATGAGCATTGTCCTGCTGCAGTATGTGGATCCATATCTTTAAATTGAACAAGGTCGGCATCCCATGTTCCTTCAATTGAATTAATAATTGCTGTATAAGTATCAATATTAGCTTTATATGCAGCAACTTCTTGCTCTCTCATTTGGTACGGTGTTAAATCTGACATTTTTGTACTTCCTTCCTATCTGTAGATTATTAGTATATCATCTTTTTAGTTATAGTCAATATGTTTTGTAAGTTATCCTGAGAATGCTAGTCTCTGTTGTCCTGTAGTAGGCAATGTTCCACCAGAATATCTAGTCCCAAATTCAGTACCAGTCCAGGGATACACTTTAAAACCAGCAGAATAAGAAGTAACTGCAAGTGTGTCTTTTGCAGTATTAAATCTTGCAGAATTTGTAGCTCCAATTGCAGTAGTTACTCTAGTGCCAAATCCTGATCCTACTGAAAAAGGAAATTGATAAAGGCCATTGTCGCAACCCGCAAAAAGATAGTTTCCATCACCGCTAAACTGAGCCACTCTTCCTATACTTGAAGAACTAGATACGGTATCAGTATATTTAGTTCCCCATCCAGTTGAGTTTGACCAAGCATATGAATAAATATTTTTTAAATTTACTGTAGCAAATGCAACAACATTTTCAGTTGAATTTATTGATATACCATAAGTAGTACCTGATGCAGGCATGCTAGCGGGAGCAGTAAAAGCAGTACCAGCATAAGTTGAATTAGAATAATTTACAGCAGTCAATTGTGTTGTAGATCCTCCAGCAAAAAGTACAGTATCATTTGAATTCATTTCTAAAGCCATGCAGCCGTTGCCACCAAGAATATTTACGTTACCCGTACCAAATCCTGCTCCAGTAAATGGAATTGAAACTACTCTAAAATTACCATCACCCCAGATTGATATAGTTTTTGCTTTATTCATAATAGAAGATTCATAACCGCCTGCAGCTTTAACCTGAGCTAAAGTTGCAGAAGCGCTTTTAGTTCCAAATCCAGATGCAGAGAATCCATAGTTGTATACTAAGTATGGGGATTGATTATCTGCATAAGCAAGTCTTGAACTATCTGAATTAAATTCAACATTAGATGTTATATTTGCAGGCAATGAAGCAGGATTAGCAAAAGCTGAACTTACTCCACCACCTTTAGAAAAAGATGCAGCATATATATAAGGTGTACTGTAGTTGCCAACTGCAAGGTAGCTAGGGATTGGTGCTAATTCTGCTGTTATTGAATTTGATGCAGCGCTTTGCAAAGATGTTCCATTTGCATTAGTTGCTGTAACTGTAAATGTATATGCAGTGCCGTTTGTTAGTCCAGCGACAGTAATTGGGCTTGTGCCAGTACCTGTAAGTGATCCTGGAGTAGATGTTGCAGTATATGTAGCGACTGCGCCTCCAGTTGCTCCTGCTGTATATGTTACTTGAGCTGTATATCCAGCTGCAGCAGATGCTGCTCCAATTGTAGGTGCCTGTGGCACAGTTGTTGCAGTAACTGCTGAAGATACTGTTGAATTTCCAGATGTTCCGTATGCGCTGCTGCTTTGTGCCACATATGTGTACTGTGTACTTGAAGCAAGTCCAGTTACAACAATTGGGCTGGAAGCTGCAGTAAAAGTTGTTGGTGAAGTTGCAGGTGTAGGAGTAACTATATAGGATGTTGGATATCCACCAATAGTTGATGGTGTAAATGCTATTGATGCCGACCCATTATTATAGGCTCTTCCAGTTCCCGCATTTGTAGGGATAACAGAAGTTGGTACGGCTGGAGGAGCTGCAATTGGAAACCATGCCCCACCTACAAAACTTTCAAAATAAGTTAATTCTGTATTATAGTATAGTAGTCCATTATCAGGATCGGTTGGTCTAGATGCAGTATTTCCTTGTTGTATTCCGCCCAATATGTTTGAGTAATTAAGTGTCATTATCTTGCCTTCCATCCATATGTTGAGCCTGTGTATGTCAGTGTTGTTGCTGCACCATTAACATCAATTATGTAATTTTGAACTGCTCCGTTTATTTTAAGACCATCTGGAACTATTGTTATATTATACGTTGCTGTTGTTCCTGTTGCATCAAATACTTCAATTTGATCCCCCACATTTGGAGTAGAAGGAAGAGTTAAAGTTCTTGCAGCAGAAGTATCTACAAAGTATCTAACTCCTGCAGTTAAAGTTTGACTTGTATTAATTGAAGAATTAGTTGATGAGATAGATGCCTCTGGAAAATCTTTGCGACCCATCAGTTAGTCCTTTGTTAGAATAACTATATTATATCATTCTTTATCCCAAGATTTACCCATTACACTTGGCTTATCAACATCTAACCTATAAACAGTTCCCCACTTAAGGTAAGGCTTATAAAACCAATTAGACAAAATTGCGTGGTATTTATAAACAAACCCATAATCATCATGATCACTATAGTGTAAAGCCCAATCTAAATGATAGTGAGCAGGCTTTTCACAAAGGTTTGCTATCCACCTCAGTGGTAGTATCTTGGTCTTGTGTTGCTTGGTAAACCTCTTTAGGTACCCATCTAAGTCTTCCATTTTTATACTGCCTTTCATAGCCTAGGGCTTTCCAGTCCATTTGCATAATGCGTGGCTCTTTAATCTTGGTCAACCTTATATGTCATAGAAATATAGCATACTATATACCCTGCAAAAAATGTGGGAAGAAGAAATAAAACATTAATCATTTGTAACCCCCTTTATCATATCAGTATAGCACTCTGCACAATATACACCACTTCGTAATGCCTGAGTAGCGTCAGCAACATAACAGTTTACACATGTGATACCTGTCATTGTTTATGCCGTTTCTTATTGCTATAGTTAGCCTTAACCTGAGCTTTAGCATTATCTACAATAGCTTTAGTAATCTCATCTAAATTAAACTCATCATCAAAGGTTTGTTCAGTATCCACCAGTGCACTCATTTCTTGTATGGTATAGCCTGTTATTAGTATACTCTTTTTTAGTCGGGGCATAAAGGTCTAAATTACAACAATAACATTTACCAGTCCATTCCCTTGCAAAAAAATCATAAAGCATACCTTTATAGTTTGCATATTTCTTAGTTACAAAGGTTTGGAATGGATCTGGAATATCCATATTAATCATAGTTTTGATACAAACTGGGCAGCCATTTTAAGACCTTTGACTACCCCATCATGGTAGTCTTGATTTTTAATTACTTTAGCAGTGTCCCATATACGATAGGATTCTTTATCTAATAGTTCTGCTATTTCTTTTTTTAACATCATATCATCTAGGCTCATACATTAAGTATACCTTTTTGGCAGGGTATTGTCAAATAAAAGAATGATATAATAAGTTTATTAATTAAAGGAGAGTTCCATGAGTAAATCAATTTTAGGTCCAGGATCAATCTTAGGACCAGGTAACATTATGGGTAACGCAGGAGCAACATTTGCCAGAACTCTAAGTATATCAACAGTTAACCTCAATGATGTTGGCTATGACGCACAATTTACCAACAATACAATGTATTTTAATAACTCTTTTCCTCCATACTTAACAGATTATATGCCAGAAAGCACTCCACTTCTAATAACAGTTAGCGGACTTGTCGGTGATAATACAGCAATGAATGGTCAGACATTTACAGTTATGAGAGTAAGCCAGACAATTGTTGACGTATCTGGATTTGCTGCTTTTATTAGTACACATGGCCTTAATGGAACTCATGCCTACGAAAAGTATGATCATACATGGAACTGGAATTCCTAAAATATAAAAATGTTTATCTATGATGATAACTTTTTAAGTTTAGAACAAATTCTTGAAGTAAGTCAAGCAGTCACAAAAGACAATAAAGATATTATTTGGCATACCCTTGAAAATACAAGCGGTATACGTCAATATCCAAAGTTAAAAAATAACAACATAACAATATCAGAGGATAAACAACATTCTCATGCAGCATCTTTTAATAACACAAAGATGTCAGATATCCATGATATTGGCAGGAATATCCTAAACATTTTTGCTAAAAAACACGGGATAGAGATAAAAGAAACCTTACGAATCAAAGCAAATATCTTAAACAAAACAGATAAACAAGATCATATACACCCACCCCATGTAGATATGACAAGACCACACATGGTTTTCTTGTATTATGTAAACGACTCAGACGGTGATACAGTATTTTTTGATGAAAAATATGTTCCTGAAGAAACCCCAATATTGACAGTTAATAACAGGATAACCCCAAAATCTGGTGCTGCTATTGTCTTTGATGGGCTAACCTATCACGCATCTTCTTCACCTATTAATGCAGAAGAAAGAATAGTATTAAATATTGATTTTATTTAAATTGTGATATACTTAGTTTATGCCAACACCACCAAATTATCAAGGCTTCTATAGCAATGGAGGAGCCTACGGAATAGGGGATATAGTCCTTACTGATGGAAATCCGTACGGGTCTGTTGGGGTATACTATATTAGAGTTTCAGACCCAGGAAATACTGGATATCCTCCTGGGGACGCCCGTTGGGAAATCTATAACATGCCTAAATCAATTGGTGGACCTGGATCAATTGTTGGCCCTGGTAATATTTCTTAATAATCTTTTAAGTTCTCCGCAAAATAGGTTTTAAAGTTCCGCGCCGATAAGAGGTTACAAACCTCAATATGCACCAAAGGTGCACTATCGGTTAATATCCTGGTCTAAGCTCTTATCCCACAATGTCAAACACTTAGTACAAGTTATACCATCTTGCCTCATATACCAAGTATGGCTACATTCTTTCAACGAGCACACCAAATATTTCCATCTGACATGGTTTGATGAGTCTCCCAAAATAGGGGATCTTTATGTGATATACCACATAATTTACATTCGTTCTTATTCAAAGTCTACCTGGCTCTCAAATATATCTGGTTTCATATCGTCATCCATTGCGCCACAAATGGCACAGGTTATCTGCCCATCTAGGTCTAATCTAAAATCACAATTATGATTGTTCACATTTTAAGTATATCGGAGAATTCTGGGGAAGTCAATACAGAAACAGCATTGTCTATAGCGGTTTGATTAAATGCAGTAGGACCCGTATAAGTTAACACATTATAATTAATAAATTTATTAAGCACAGCTGGTTTGGCACCGCTTTGTTTCCATCTAAATAATAAAAATTTTACATCTCTATCAAAATAATCTATTAGTCCGTATTCATTTAAGATTTTATATGGAATGGAAGATACAAATACAATAGGCTCATCTGAGTCAATAATACTATAAAAGCGATCAATTCGTTTTTTCATGGTTTTTCTAACATCTGGGTCTGTCATATTCATATGTGTAAAAAATGTTCCATTAGGCATAAGTGTTTTATGAATATAATAATTAGGGTGAACAGTGCCAATACCTTTAACTTCATTTTCATTTATAAGTTCTATGCCTTTATCATAATCTATTTCTATAGTTGCTTCATCGCTAAACCAGTCTTCAAACCTTACATCAAGTGATCTTTTTATATGCTGTGGCTCACCCAGAACCCAATCAAATGGAAGGCTTTCTTGTCTTAGTCCTGCTTGTCTTAAAATCAAAGCAACTGCACAGTTTTTGCCAAATGGGATATAGTGGGTCATAGATTAATTATATCAAATTTTGCGGGGGAATTCAAAGGATGCTCGTAATACCAGTATAACTAAACATTACGCCATATATACAATACCAGAGATAGACTAAGGATATAGGGGATAGCGCAGAATATGATCAGGTCCATATAGCCATTATATCCCCATATGCCAGAGTTATTTATCCCCTGGGTTTTAGAGTTATCCACAGGCAAATAGGTGTGGTTTGGAGGTTTTATAGGGTGGTTTGGCATAGTTATCCACAGGTTTATCCACAGGTATATGTTACTGATATTTTTTAGATCTATCCCAAAGTGGAGGAAAGTGGAGGGAAGTGGAGTATTGAACATGTTAGACAGATGGGCTCGTAATGTCTAACGGCCCAAACCTCCTATCACAAAACCTTCCAATTGTCAAACCTCATATCCTGCATGCGGATTATACCCTACAAACCTCTATTTGTCAAACCTTTATAGATAAAAAACCCTATACAAAATGCTGCAAAATGTCCAATAAATATATAGAAAACCAGGAAAAAATATAGAAAGGTTTGGATAAT